AAAGAGCAGGAAGTCGAAAAAAAGACTTCCAAGGTAAAGGAAAATAAACAGGTCGATAAGACCCAAAGTTAACATACTTGATGTTAACTGTGCTAGGTGACACCAAATGGCAAAAAAAAAGCCTAAAAAAAAGGCAAAAAAGAAACAGCGAGACTATAAATATAACTCAAAATTCAATAGAATGCTGTTACCACCACTGCTTAATCCATTTAAAAAGGATAAAGTTAGGAAAAAGCCAAATGTTGTCACCAAGCACAAAATAAATAAATTAATAAAAGATAGACGGAACGTCTTAAGAAAAATGGCACCAATAGCCCTAAAAGATGTAGCAACATATCCAAAAAGAAAATTAAAGGCTAAAGTAACAGGTCGAATAAGATATTTCGACCCAAGAAACGTATCAGTATGTCATAGAAGAAAAATACGCAGAGAGGAATTATTCAAAAAAGGATTGGTAGGAAAAGGAATATCAGTATCAAAAATAAGGGTTAGAGATATAACCTCTAAAGTATATTGTAAAAGGAGATAAAAAATGGGTGGATTCTTTGATTTCGGAAACACAATAGGAGACATATTCGACACCGTCGGTAGATGGTGGGGAGATAAAGAAAGAGAAAGGCACACAGATAGAAGACATAAAGAACAAATGGAGCAACAAAGGAAATACGCAGAACATGGTGTAAGATGGAAAGTAGTAGACGCAAAAAAAGCAGGATTGCATCCGTTAGCGGCATTAGGAGCACAGACAATGTCATATGCACCGAGTAGAGTATTCAGTAATTCACAATCAGGAGATATAATAGGACAAGGATTGGGAAACATTGCAAGAAGGTTTGGAAAAGACGAGGATCAGACAGCTAAAGCATTAAAAGAATTACAGATAGATAACATGGTATTAGAAAACGAAGGTTTAAGATTAAGAAATGTGGGAATGAATCAAAATAACATAGATAGAGCAAGTCCAAACAGAGGAACAGGCGATGCTCTAATAAAGGAACAGCCAGTAAAAACAGAAAGAGGAGCGCCCGGGGATTCAGGATTGAAAGCGGGAGCGCAATCAGGAGTACAAATACACAGAATGAAGGGTGGTAGACTAAAAATAGCAAATTCACAGGAATTAGGAGAAATATTAGAGTCACAGAATATTATAGGAGATGCGCAGGACATAGTGGCGGAAGCTAAATGGTTGTATAATATAATTAAAGATCCGGTAAAAAGAGCAAAATTCAGAAAAATATTAATAAATGAAGCAAGGAGAGCAGGAAAATTGCATCCGGGAGAAACAGTATATTTCAGTAAAGCAACGGGAGAGTTCTACGCAGAAAGATTAAAATCAGGTAAAAAATGGGTAAAAGGACATACACCAATGAGAAAAAGAATGTCACCGGTGTATCATGGTGAAACACTATTTTAAAGGAGGTGAGAAAAAATGGCATATAGGAGAAGGAGACGTAAAAGACGTTTTGGTAGGCGTCGAAGACGTACAAGAAGAAAATCATTTTACAGATTGCGCATAGGGCGCAGAATGTGAGGAAATAAATGATTTGTGATAATCCATTTCTAAAATTACCAACAGGAGTAAAACCCGCGCACTTAGTCAACGAAGAGGCAAGGCTCGCAGCTACACCATTCGGCTGCGGGCAATGTCTTCACTGCAGAATAAATCAAGCAAGGATTTGGAAAACCAGAATACTGTTAGAAGCCACACAGTACGAAAAAAATTGTTGGACAACCCTTACCTATAATGATCAACATATACCCTTAAATTTAACACCTGAAGAGGTAGAAAAGGGATATAAATGGCACATCACGGGTAGATTAAGAAAAGATCATTTGCAAAAATTCATTAAACGTGTTAGAAAAAGATTCCAACCACACATAATCAGATTCTTTGGAGTAGGAGAGTATGGAGAAGAATCATGGAGACCGCATTATCATGTCGTACTATTTAACATCGGACCAGAGGAATCAATTGATATTAAAAAATGTTGGACAGACACTAATGGAGTCCCAATTGGACACACCAAAGAAGGAGATCTTAATAATGATTCAGCATCTTATATCGCAGGATATACAACATCAAAAGTTATTAAAAGAACAACTATCGATGGCAGAATTCCGGAGTTTTCGAATTCTTCAACTGGTGGAAAATATGCTAAAGGAGCTATCGGTTACGGAGCAATAATAAAGATAGCCGAGATACTAAAAAATGCCACTGGAATTGATAAAGAAAACTTTACTGAAATTGCTATCGGAAGGAAAAAATACCCGATTGGTCGCTATCTTGCTAATTGTATATATGATATTGTTCACGATGATAATAATGTGTTTGATCCAAAAGCAAGAAGTCTTCTCGATTATCAAACAGATATTATAATGACAGCTTTCGCGAGGGAAGGAGTGTACTACGACAACTTACAAGAAGAAACTAAGGCAAAAAGATGGGCAACTAAAAAACGCAGGAAAATATTTGAAACAAGGAGAACATTATAATGAGTAAATACATAATAGTTATAAGAATAGTAAAAATATTGTTAGCATGGTACGAAGACGCGGCAAAAGATAAAGTTATTACAGATGACGAAATTGCAAAATTATTGACAGAAATAGCAAGAGCAACAGACTTTAAAATAAATTTATAGGAGATAAATATGGGAGAATACCCGGAAAGAGTATTTAAATATATATTAAATATGACTACAAGACAACTATACGTAACTATAGATTTAATATTATTAGAAATAAAAGAAAGAAAAAAAGGAGAAGCGGAAGATGAAAAGAAATAAATTCAGTCTAGGACATTACAAATTATTAACTATGGACATGGGAAATTTAATACCAATTTCATGGTTCGAGGTATTACCGGGAGATACAGTTCAACAAAGGACATCAAGTTTGATAAGATGTTCACCACTATTAGCACCAGTAATGCATCCGGTAAGATGTCGTATTCATCATTTTTATGTATGTCTGAGAGATATCTGGGATGATTTCGAAGACTTCATAACAGGCGGACCAGATGGAACATCAGTACCAACACATCCATATATAAGTTCAGCGGCAATAACTGAAGGTAGTTTACATGATTACATGGGAGTACCAGTAGATGCGGCATATTCACCAAACTTAGAATATTCAGCATTACCATTTAGAGCTCAAGCAAAAATATATAACGAGTTCTATAGAGATCAGGATTTAGTAACAGAATTAACAGTAGATACAACATCAGGACAGGATACAACAACAGATGTGGGAATAAATAAAGTAGCATGGGAAAAAGATAGGCTTACAACGACCAGACCATGGGCAACTAAGGGAAATACTATTACAATTCCATTGGTGGCAGGAGAAGCGCCAGTACTAGGAATAGGTCCAACAGCAGGAGCAACATTTACAGGATCACAGAATATATTACAATCAGACGGAACAACGTATAGTCCAAATGATGTAAGTTCAAATTCATTATACTATAGGGAATCAGCAACGCATGCAGGATACCCGGGAATAGAAGCAGACCTAACAGGAGCGTCAGGAGTAAATATAAACAATTTAAGGTGGTCGCTAGCACTTCAAAGGTATCAGGAAGCGAGAGCGCAATACGGTTCAAGATATTCAGAATACTTAAGATACCTAGGAGTAGATGTAGGAGACAGGACAGAGGAAGCAGAATACTTAGGCGGAGGTCGTCAAACAATATCATTCTCAGAGGTTCTGGCAACAGACGGAGCAAACACGGGAGATATGTACGGTCACGGAATATCAGCATTAAGAACAAATAGATATAGAAAATTCTTTAAAGAGCATGGGATAGTAATGACTTTCATGTCAGTAGTACCGAAAGCTATATATACGCATGCATTACATAAGAAATTTTCAAGAACAGTAAAAGAAGATTATTTCGTAAGAGAATTACAAACAACAGGAGAGCAGGAAATATATAATAAGGAAGTATACGCACCACATGCAACACCGGATGGAATATTCGGATATCAAGCAAGATACGATTCATATAGGTCACATCCGTCAGACGTGCATTCAGAATTTCTATCAACATTAGATCATTGGCATTATGGTAGGATATTCGCATCAGACCCAGCACTAAACCAAACATTCACAGACTGTACACCTACAAAAAGAGTAAACGCATCATCAGGAACAGATTGCCTATATGTACTTGCAAATCATTCAATTCAAGCAAGAAGGGCAATGCTAAAATATGCAAAGTCAAAAACATTTTAAGTTCATAAGGGGGTAAAATGAAAGTTGCAAAAGAAACAGTTGAGAAACTGACAAAATTAAGGACAGCTATGCTAGACGGAAAAGGTAGGGAAATACTAAACCCTAAACCATTGGCAATTCCCGTTGGAATGACAAAGCCTCAAAGTTTAAGAGAGGAAATACAAAAGGTACTAAGAGAGGAAGTCGGTAGACAAGCACAGGAGCAAGGTAAAGAATCATGGGAAGACGCAAACGACTTCGATGTAGTAGACGATTTCGACACACAATTAGTCGAATCAAAATATCAATTGGTAGAAGAGGAGTTCGTCAAAGATAATCCATTCGAAAAACCGGCAGAGCCGGAACCGGAGGTCGATAAAAAGGAAGACAGGGTAAAAGAGCAGGAAGTCGAAAAAAAGACTTCCAAGGTAAAGGAAAATAAACAGGTCGATAAGACCCAAAGTTAACATACTTGATGTTAACTGTGCTAGGTGACACCAAATGGCAAAAAAAAAG